TACGTTCATTGCCCTCTTGGCTCCACCTTTGATGGCATATCTTACAATCACGTGTTTGAAAGCCAGTATGTTTGCTGATTTTCCAATATGTAGTTTTCTCATCGTATAAATGCCCATTTTTGCAGTGCTTTTTTCTGCTCTGCTTATTGTTGCCATGTAAAACGGAATAACGCTGATTATGAGAACGAGTACCAACCTCTAGGTGGTCTGGGCGAACGCATGGTGGGTTATTGCAGGTATGACAGACTTCAAGCCCTTTTGGTACTCGCTTGCCATTTGCTTTTTGCCAGATGTATACATGGGCACCAAGTTTTTTATTCACTCCATCTTGCTTGCATACAAAATGACCGTAATCTTTAACTGTGTGCGCAGTCCATTCCCAGCAGTCTGGTTTATCTGGATTGCGTCCAGATTTATCTACCTTCTCCCAGAAACGTTCTTCTTCTGGTATTGGTTTTCTTCCTGCCATGCCCTTACTTTATCGGACAGGCACCCGTTGCGCAATTGTCGAGGTCCAAATCTCCCATAAAAGCAACGTCTTGCAACGGAGTTGAAAAATCAACCTTGGCGAGCATCTTGTTGTACTCCTCTTTAGTGATTTCCTCGTATGGAGGCAAGGAGAAGTTATGGTCAACATGCAACAAGAATGAAACCGACTTAACGCTCTTGTCGTAGTTCTTTGAGAGCCACTCCTGAATTTCTCCGAGTTCCTCTTTTCGGTAATAGACAGTCACGGAAACAGCATTATCTGCCCACTCGGTCTGCATCTTCTTGACCCACTCAAGCTGCTCTACCGCAGTCATTGCTGAAGCAAGAATTGAGCCCTCCGGTGACATGCATGGGAAGTCCACCACATAACGCGTGTGGTCCTCTCTGCCGTCAATGCCTATGTCCCACTGGATTTTGTATCCACGCTTGCGACAAGCGTCCACAAGGGGGTCTGAAGAGCCAAAGCGAACCCGTCTGACGTAGAAAGGAGCAAATGCAGGGTGGATTCCAGGAGTCACGCCAGGAAGGAGCGAAAGCGTTCCAGAAGGCTGGACCGTGGTTAAGCGAACCGATTCCGGCCATCCACGCTCAGCGGAGTAATGCTTGTCAAATTCCTGCAAGTACTCATATGCAGGTGACAGCCAAGAAACCTGCTCTTCTGAACACTGGAGGATTCCAGTTACTGATTGTCCTAGTCGTGCGTTCTTGCTGACGATGTTCGTTGTCTTCTCGTACGGATAAGCCATGCGAGTTATTTGTTTTTGTGTCTTATAAAGCAAACGGGAGATTTCTTTAAATTGCTCAAGCGACTCAACGTTTGGCAAGAATATGGTTGCCAAGTTGCACGACTCTCCGTCGGCTAGTGCTATTTCCGCGCATGGGTTAAAGCCTTCAATTGAGTTATCGGCCTTAGCCTCACCGAGCCTTCCGAACTTGCGAGCAAGTCGACGATTCAACAAGCCATAAGGCTCGCCTGTTCCGTCATAGCCCTTCCAGAGTTCAGTCATGATTTCGTCGTAGTGGTCGGCGTAAATGGAGTTGTTTGAGTTTGCTCTCCATGCTGGGATGTTCCCAGATGCCCAATTTTTGGCACGGAGGAAAAGAACGTCATCCGGGTCGCCCATTGCAATCTGTGCTGAGCGGCGTGATGAGCCAGAGACAACAATACGACCGATGATATTGCAAATGTCGAGCACGTCAATCGAACGGAGTTTCTTGCCCTCACGGTTCTGCATCACTTTCGCAATGTCGGCGATTCCGTCGATGAGTGCTCCAGGACCAGATGCGGTACCACCAAATGTTTTCAACGGCGCACCATACTCGCGAATAAGAACCGTTGAGTACGAAAAAGACTTTCCGGTATCAAAGTACGACTTCAATACTGCATGAAGAAGTCGCTTCCAACCCTGACGTGAGTCGGGGACAATAATGTCTGCATCGTTACTACGTTCGTGCGTAATCGTTACGCCTAGTTTCACCTTTGGCAAATCGTGAATCTTGGAGCGCTCTACAGAGAAACCAACACCACCACCGAGCATTAGGTATTCGAACAACAACTCGAAGTCTTCAATCTTTTCGATGTTGGTGAAGTAACAATTGTTTAATGAAGTTGCATTTAGCTTCTGAACAAGTGGTGTTCCGAGTTGCCAAAGAGAACGACCCGAAAAAGAGCAACGAAGGTTAAAACAATGGTCGAAAAGTGCCTCTGCCTCTTCCTTGGTGTACTCAACACCAACTTCCATCGCGCCGTTGATTACACGCTGAAGAGTTTCTGGCCAAGTTTCGTTGTTTCCGTTATCTTTTTTACGGCTGTAGGTGCGAAGAAAAACTATCTCCCCCATACCGTTAAAGCCCCAGGGAGCCTGTTTTAGGGAATACGAATCCACGAATGTTTGGTCAAGCGACGTCATGATTTTTCCTATTTTGATAGTGGTTTGAGTAGGTATCGATTTTAACTTAGCAGAGAATACTGAAAGGGTCTAAAGTCGTATTAACTTTTTATTCTTTTTGGCTTTTGGTTAGGCCGAGTCTTTCTGCTTCGAGATATGGTATCTGCTTGCCCTGTTTGTACAGCAATACTTTTGTTTTTAGGAAAGGTGTTATTTGTCTCTCCTCGTAAACATCTTCTTCAACCAAAAAAGTTTGAATAGCCTTCAGCGATTCAAATACTCCGAATCCAGCTATCTTCGTTTGAGATGCTTTATCCCCAGCACAATCCCCAGTCGGGTGACCGCAGACAAGACATGGCTTTCTGTCTGCCGGAAGTATAGTTACATCGTCGAATAGACGTTGTTCTCTGCCGTATGAGTCATCGTATGTGTTGTCGTAAAATGGCATGTCCAATACATTATAGTTTAATAAAATTCCTGTATATGAAAACCATTTACATTAATCAGGGACCTCAGCTCCTCGTAAGCCTCATCAGGGAGGTCGGTGACAACCTTGTTTTTGAGGGCTCTGCGCATTGATTGCAGGTATTTAGAGTTCCTAAAGTTCTTCCCACCACCATTTGTATATATAAGTGTTTCAAACCAATTCACCGTACGTCCAAGCTCGTATGTGTACGGAACGGCAATTATCGTGGTTACAAACCCACCATCAGATACAGCCTTTTCTTCCAGTGTTACGTTGGTTACGGTTATGCACTCTTTTACTGGCAAGGAAGAATCAAGGAATGCAGCCGAAAGGGATAACCCCGCCGTTTCTGTCATATCCGCAGAACAGTAACCCTCTGCAACCATGGTTATTGAGGTTACCCCCCAGTAACGCCTTATTACGTTGCAAAGCTCCGCACAGCGCCCTAAGCGCTGCTCTGGGTCTATTTTCATCATGTCTTGCCTTATCTGGCAAACAATGACGAGATTGTCATCCTTCCATCCAAAGAAGTTTATTGAAAGGTCTTCACCAATCCCGAATTCTTTCACACTGGTGGATTTGGCTAGTTGGGCGGCGGTTAAAGCAAGGGCAATTTTACTATAATCATTGTCATAAGAACCTTCCACCCACACAGACTAGGTCCTACCCGAACCCCGTAGGGGAGGATGGTTCCCCCGCGAAGCAAAATGATTTGATAGTCTCTTCGGCATGGCAACAGCAAAGAAAAAAACAACCACAAAGAAGGCCCCTGCAAAAAAGGCAGCAGCAAAAAAAGCTGCACCAAAGAAGGCCGCACCAAAAAGCACTTTCGTGAAAGCGGAAGAGTTTGTTGAGGCAGTCGCAGCAAAGCAGGTCGCAGAACATGCAGACAAAATTGAACAACTAATCGACAGCATCCCAGCACAAGTATCACTTGACGCTCGCGGTCTGAAGAAGTGGTTGCGAAAGTTTTTCAAAGGTATCTCGAAGTAACTCCTTCGTCCACCATAATGGTGGGTTGTGACAACCGAACATCGCAAAGCACCACGACAAGACGTCGTGAATATAAGCCGCGAAGGTGCTTGGGGAAAAGTCGAGTATAGACACCTTCTTGCGTGTGGACATACAGAGGTTCGTGCGCGCGCTGCTTCGACCCCAAAATTAGCTTGTGCATGGTGTCTACGCGCAGTAGAAAAAGACGGGGAAATGAAAGCATTGACAGCGGGAGCACTCCCTGTCCATGTTGATATAAATGAAAAAATTGCTGAAGAAGAAATCGACATAAGCAGAATGAAAGCGGCAATAGCTTCAAGATTCAAAATTCCGCTTGAGGCAATAGATATTGTCGCTTCAGACATATCTGGAAATCTTGTAGTAAAACACGCTCTGGTATTTCTTTCTTCATCGGATATCGCTAGGCTTTCGAAACCTAACCCGACATAAGGAGATAAAGCTTTGCCGAATTACGATGCGCCACCAGCAGACGGAAGTTGCAAGGGTCAAGATGTTTCGAAGTGGTTTCCACTAATAGAAAAAGGATTGCCGCGAGAGCAGTGGGAGAAATACAAACAAGACATGAAGGATGCAATTGAACTTTGTAACTCATGTCCTGCTGAAGAGCATTGTCTGGAATACTCTCTTCGCCATGAGCCTCTCGGAATTTGGGGCGGCAAGACAGAATCTCAAAGAGCATTAATCAGAAGCGAAAGAGACATACTCCTTTCGCGTGAGGCAAGAATATTCCTGCCAGGAATAGGTCGTAGAAACGCTAATGGGTTTGCCTACAAAGGAAATTTTAGACTCAGGGATGCAGCGATGAAGAAATATTCCGAGGAGACTCAGTGACAACCCCTGGGCCGATAGTACAAAATTTTCTAGATAGGCTTGATGGTGTTCGCCAAAGTGGCGGAAACTTCATGGCTCGTTGTCCTTGCAGAAACGACGATAGTAATCCCTCACTTTCAGTAAGCGAAGGCACCGATGGACGGGTTTTGGTGCATTGTCATAGAGGCAATGGATGCGATGCCTCCGAGATATGTGCATCTGTTGGTTTGGCTATTTCCGACATAATGCCCCAAAATGGAACAAGCACAATTTATGAAAAGCCATTAGTAAAAAAAGAAAAAAATACTTCCATCAATCAAGATGTTAAAAAGTTAATTACTAAAGAGCGACTTACTTTTGTTTGTTCCTACGACTACATGGATGAATCCGGAGAGCTACTTTTCCAAAAAGTAAGATACACAAATCAGGACGGAGTAAAAACATTCAGACAGCGTAAGCCATTGGAAAACGGAGAGTGGTCATACTCTCTTTCTGATGTCCCAAAAATTCTCTATAATCTTCCATCTGTTCTTGCTGCCAGAGATTCTGGGAAGCCAATTTGGGTTGTTGAGGGTGAAAAAGATGTTGACACACTCACTGCTCTTGGTTATGTGGCGACGACGATGCCGGGTGGAGCTGGTCATTGGCTTGATATCCACACAGAAGCACTAGCGGGCGCGACAGTCGACATTATTGCTGATAATGACACACCAGGAATGGAACACGCATCTAGATTGTTGAAGACGCTAACCGATGCTGGATGCGACGCGCAGGCGTGGGTTTGTCCTAACAACAAAGACATTACTGACCACCTTTCTTCCGGTGGCACGTTTGATGAACTCAATGAATTCACCTATCACGGAGCATCCGAGCAAGAACAATCTGAAAATATTGAAAAAGAATTTGAAGAAGATAACACTCCAGTAGAGGAAAAGAAAGAATCGGTATTTGATTCTGCGTTGATAAAAATCCAAGACCTGTTCGGGCGAGAAGACCTCAGTGCGGGCCAAATGGTTTCAAAGATGTCAATGATTCTTTCAGCGACCACAACGACAAACCAACTAACCGACCCTGGTCGTCTCGTACAGTGGAATGACTTTATATCTGAGCAAGTTGACGATTCTTACGACTGGGTTATTCCTGGTCTACTGGAACGTGGAGAGCGAGTAATCGTTGTTGCTGCCGAAGGCGTCGGTAAAACCATGCTTGCGAGGCAGGTTGCACTGTGTGCAGCAGCAGGAGTTCATCCATTCACATATGGTCAGATGAAGCCTGTGCGAACATTGACTGTTGACTTGGAAAACCCAGAGAGAATCATACGAAGAGCATCATCCGCAATAGTTATTCAGGCAATGAAACAGGGACATGTTGCACGAATATATGGCGAGGTTTTGACAAAGCCATCTGGAATGGATTTACTCAAACCAGAAGACAGATTAATTCTTGAAGAAGCAATAGAAAGAGTTAGACCAGAAATCCTGGTAATGGGCCCACTTTACAAATCATTCGTCGACCCTGGTGGTAGAACCTCCGAGGCAATCGCTGTTGAAGTGGCAAAATATCTAGACACAATCAGGACCGTGTATGGCTGTGCTCTGTGGCTTGAACATCACGCCCCATTGGGTACCACCATCACGACAAGGGAATTGAGACCATTCGGTTCTGCAGTATGGTCAAGATGGCCCGAATTCGGTATTTCTCTTCAACCAGACCCAACGGCAAATGAGCCTTACGTGTACGACGTCAGACACTTCAGAGGAGCCAGAGACCAGCGTCAATGGCCCCTCAAAATCAAGCGTGGTAAAAGATTTCCGTTTGAAGTCATTGAGTACATGAAGACTGACCAATAATTAACTAAGATGGATACATGAGCGAAGACAAAGGTAACAAAATCGTAACTCGCGAGTTTCTTGGCGAGCGGGATATGCGTATATTCAAACTTCGCCAAGCTGGCACATCGTCTTCAGAAATAGCTCGTAGATTCGGGATGACAACAAGCGCTGTTTCTAAATCAGTATCTCGTCAGCTTGAGAAGATGAACAGGGAAACGCTAATGGCGTATCCGGAGGTTCTTCGACTAGAACTCGAACGACTTGATAACCTCCAACAAGCGATTTGGCCTATGACCCAACACAGAAGAATCGTGACTGATGACGGCACCGAAATAGCGGTTGAGCCAGACCTAAAAGCAATTCAGCAGGTTCTTTCAATAATGGACAGAAGAACGAAACTGCTCGGCATGGACCAGACCAATATAAACGTGCAAATGGACGTTGGCAACAAAACCACAGAGACGATAAAAGCAACTCTCGCTGGGTCAGAGCAACTAAAACAGATTGGGAATACGTTTGACCCAGAGGCAGAAGCCAGACAGCTTTTGCAATTGATGGGTATTTCCGGGGTTTTGCCAGAAAGCTCAGTCAGAGAAATGCTTGGTGAGTCTGACATAGTAGATGCTGAGGTAGTATCCACTCAGGAAGAAACAGAACAAGAGGACACAGATGAGTGATAGCAACCTGGAGACAGCAATGAAGGCTGTTGCTGACACGACCGACCTTACCGTGCGCCCCATAGAAAAGGATGACGAAGGCCCAACCAACACATCCGTCCTCATTAGAACCACCGACGAAGTTAGGGAGCGCTGGAGACAGGCTTCCGTAGTTGAAGGAAAGACGATGTCGGCGTGGATACGAGACATACTCAATGCAAAGGCAAAGTCATTGCTTGAATGCGAACATCCTTCGGTTAGGCGCTATCCGTGGTCTGTCACCTGCCTAAAGTGCGGTCAGAGACTGCAATAAACACCTAGCGCCACGAACGGTCGTATCTAACGTACTATTGTGACGGAGATAATGACGTGGCAAAAAGAGTAAACAAATCTACAGACCAATCGCAGGATTGGGTCGAGCATTCGGTTGGTGGGTTCCTTGCTGGTTTTGATGACTCCGAATTTGGTGAAAAGTCCGCAAAATCTTCGTACACAAAACCAGAATTAAGAGAAAGAATAAAGAATCGCATTCTTGCCGGCTCCGATGGTGGTAAGCCCGGTCAGTGGTCGGCAAGAAAAGCCCAACTACTTGCCGTTCAATACAGAAAAGCTGGCGGCGGCTATAAGGGTGGCATAAGTAAAACCCAACGCTCCCTTAAAAACTGGACGAAAGAAAAATGGCAGACCAGCGATGGCAAGCCAGCAAATCGCCCAGGTGGGATGAGAAGGTATTTGCCGGCAAAAGCCTGGCGCAATCTATCCGCAAACCAAAGAAGAGCGACAAACCGGAAAAAAATCGAAGGCAGCAAGAGGGGTAGACAATTCGTTCCAAATACAGCAAGAGCCGCAAGAGCTGGAAGGTCAGCGAGAAAGTCTAATTAGTTATGCCGCGGTTCAATGAGGAAGACGAAGAGCTTATTTCGCTCATAAAAGAGTATGAAAAGTACGTTCGTTCAACGCCGGGCGACGTTGAGGACTTTGATGAGTGGTTAGAATTGCAGTACGGAAAATCAAAGTCAAAAGTTATGAAGCCGTCGAAAAAAGGTAGGGGACAATTTATGGGTGGGCAAATTGACTGAACCAGAAGAGCCCCCTCCCTTGAGACTTCGTTTTAAAACAGGAGAGTTCGTGTGTGACACTCGGTCCGACGAGACTTTATATCCACCAGAAGACCAACGCGACTAGTCTTTCTTGACGGCAATTTTGTGTTTATACTTAGGGTATGGACACAATA